ACTGTAAAATCTTTGAAAAAACCTTCCCCACTTACTTGCAAAGGGCAATTAGCGTAATCTCCAGATTTATCTATAATTTTTGTAGTTCGTTTATTTTTACCCATAATGTCTACAAATTGATTGCTTGCCAAAAGTGCTACTTCTTCATAATCCCCCGGATACAATTCTATTGTTTTCCTTTTACCATTGGATTTTATCGCAGTAATAGCGGAAGATATCTTGTCAAATTCTCCGTTTTGTTTAGCAACCTTTACAACGCCATACCCATTATTATTAGAATTGAGTTTATCTACAATTTCTTTGCTCAAGCTAGCTTCTGTAAGAAACATTCCATATTCTTCATAATCTGTAGATGTCGTTCCAACCTCCAATTGAAATGTGTTTTTACTAGCAATTCGAACTGTCGCCCGCAAGAAATAGCAACCAGCAGGAGTTGTAAATGTTGTTGCTGACGCTAGTCCGCTGATATAATCTTCTGTTGATGCTGTACGATAGAACGCTAATTGCTGGTTATCGTTTTTTGTATAGGTTGTATTTGGTTGAACTGGTATGAATCCTGTAGCAAAGAAACTAGGATTAGTATCCAGTTTTCCATTTGTGTATAAAACGTACATACCATCTACTGCTTTAGATTTGTCAAATAAGTTTTTTCCAGTTATAAAGAAAGATGTCTTGTTTGGGGTAATTGTTCTGTCTGGAACTACATTACCGCCGAATACGTTTCCTTTCGTCCAAGCGTTATTCCTCCAAGTATACATGTATCCAGTAGCTACACCTGCAACAGTTTCGAATATCACGGCAAAACCAGTTCGTCCAGAGGGGTAAGCATTTGTTAATTCTGTTGTACTTGCATATTCACCTATAAATCCCGATTGTACTTGTTCAACAGTTTGGTCAACATAGTCAACGTCAGCCTTTATAGCGCCAAGCTGATTGATATCAGTTCGGAATCGATTTGAATCTGCTAAAACAGCAACCAATGCACTAAATTCCGCTTTTTGTACAATTCCCATTGCTTGACCAGCCAATTCTTGAACAGTTAATTCGAATTGTTTAAGGTTCGTTACTTTCCCGTTTTGAATCACTTGAATACTCGCAATAACTCTCCCGGGTGTCATCATATGTTGAGGGTATTCAATTCGGTAAATACTATTGGCTTTATCTAAAACAGAAAAAGCCGACAAATCTGTCAGCCCACTTGCTTCATTATGCCAATTAAGATTTAATGCCAATCCCGGAACTTCTCCGACAACGCCATTGTTGGTGACTTGAACAGTTAATGTCCGCCCCTTATAATCCCCTTGCGAAACAAACTGCTTTTCTATAAAAGAATAGTTCGCATAATCAATCACTAAATCGACATCTCTAAATTGATCTAGTTCCAAATTCATCACTCCTAAAAATTATTTCGGTGGAATAACGATAGATGAAATACCTGCAGGGCTTGTATACTGCCGATCGAATTTCCCTATAATCATTCCTTGTTCCGTATTTTGTTCATACGTTTGAATGCGCCCATTTTCTAAGTCACGAATGATTCCAGTATGACCATAGGTATCATCTACTGTAGGCCAGTTCGCCCACAATGCTCCTCTGGTGATATTGATAATTGCACCGACAACTAATTGATCATAGGTTGGGTTAAGAATTACCGACCAACCAACAGCCGCCCAGTCGTAAGCTATCCCGATATCACTTGCAGCAGTTGTATTTCCGATTACATGAGTTAATCCGTAACGAGTGCCAGCGCCTAAGCCACAACCACCAAGGAATCCGCTATACTCTGCTGCTGCAGCGTAACATTGACCGTTCCCAATTCTTAAACCTACCAATGTTTCTAAATGGGCTAAACCAGCTGCGCCAACTTCTTGCGAAGCTTTAAGACCATGTAGTTTGTTGTACCAAGTTCTTGCATATCCTTGCCTTTCAGGGTGTGCAGCGGCTGGTCGTTCAAAGTTTAGCTCAAATGCCGTTGCAGCCTGTTCTACATTAGTTATTGATTTGAATCCTGCTACTGTCGTAGGCGATACTTGTCCAATCCACTGACCATTATACATACACCACTCAATTAATTTTGCTTGCGCCAACGAAGAGGTGTAATCATCTTTGATATTTGCAGCAGCCATCAAGCGTTGCACGTATTCTCGTCCGTCATAGGTCGGCGATCCAACTAATGGATAAGCCGAACCATCCCATTGAACCCAGCCAAAAGCAGGACCGCCTACTTGTGCAGTATTCGGATTCATTGAAGCGCCAACTTCACCTTGGATGTTACCTAAAACTCCAGCTGCAGCTTCTTCCGAGTAACCATTTGTTGTAGCGTAACTCCACCAATCCCAAGCGAATTTCTCAGCATCGGTTGTTAACTCAGGAGGATAGCCGCCAGTGCCTGTTCCGCCTCCGGGTGAAGGACCACCGTTTTGACCAGGGATAACTTTTTGGCCTTTAATCGTTAAATCACCTTGAATATCTAAGTCTCCACGATAGATCGCTTTACCATTCCCAAGCAAAGTAAAACCATACCCAGTCTTTGAAGAGATCAAAATATATTTCCCATCTCCTTCTGTTCTAATAACAAGTGAGTTATCTTCCAAAGGAGTAGGTGTAGATGCATCTGGAAATGGATTACCTGCAGAATCTGTTGTACCAATAGTACCGATATTCACACCTGATGAATTCCAAAATTCTAACCCTTTACGCGTCAATTCCATTATTTTTTTATTCCCATTCCAGAGCTGCAATGTTCCAGAAACCATTCTTAACAAGTCTCCAACTGAATTGAAAGAGCTCTCGAAAATAGCCGCGCGAATCTTCCCTGCTCGAATAAAGTCGGCATTAAGAGTGCCATCAATCCCCCAAGCATTTACAAATGGTCCTAACCATCCAGTTCGTGAAAATCCAAGTCCTTGATTATTAATAGCTATAACGTCCTTTGCAGTATCTCTTGAGTCACTATCCATATAATATGTGGTATGTGGCTTATTCTTAGGGTATTGCAACACGCTACCGCCCTCAACACCATTGATCAGGTTGGTTACATAATCAACAAATTCAGACATGTAACCTTTCTTAGTCAAGGTTTTGATAGTCTCTTGCAACTCATAATTTTGTTTGGTGTAAAAAGCCATCTGTGCATCGCCCGCATAGATTTTTTTATTTTTTTCAGTTAGGGAATCGTACACAACACTTGTGATTTTTGTATCAATATGGATATCATAAAGCTTGTGATAAACCGAAAATGTATCAAACAAGCCGTAGTTTCTGATTTTGGAAAACTCTTTTGCTTCTTCGGAATCAGTCAGTTTTTCAATTTCTAACTCAATGCTGATTTTCGGCTTGTCTGAACCCGGATTGATAGACTTAAAATAATTTGCAGCAACTCGATTCAAACTAACTAAATCTTTTACCCCTTGTTCTTCTGTAAATTGAATATGTTTAGCGTAAACATCGGGATAATTGGTTGCTAATTCTGACATAACTGCATTTCCATATATTCGATTAGTCGTTCCATCCTCGCTATTTTGCAAGTCTGCATATGGCAGCACCTTCGTTACGATACTTGACCAATCAAACTTGATTTTCAATCCATTTAAATCTTTTCCGTATCGAACAGTACCGACATTATCTCGGCCTCGTCTTCTCAACAGAGAAAGTTTGAACGGTTCTCTTTTGATCTCTCCGCCCCAATATTGAACCATACTTCCTTGTTCCCCTGAAATACAGCTCAACACATTACGGGCTTCAAAAACTGTGCTGGAAATAGTTTGAATATCAGAAAATAGTTTCACATCACTGGGTTCATCCATTCCGTTTTCAATAGCAGCCATTGCTTCTGCGCCATTTTTTGAATCGATTTCAACATGACGCACTTCACGATTTCCAATTTTATACGTACGTGACTGCCCATAAATCAGTATGGTGTTACTTATGGTGTCTTTATAGGTATTCTTGATCTCAAAGATATGATAATCCTCTTGATCATTTGGTTTTGCTTTGATTTGGTACCCATTCTCAAAATAATCCGAAAATCTGCTGATTAATGGGTGCTCAATTTCCACTTCATATTTCCCATTTGCTTCTTCAGTCACATCACAACGACTTGTATCAATCATAATTCCTAACCCATTATGACTGAAATCCTTCTCAAGTGGATCATATATTCTAGGTTTCAAACTTTTGTCCACCACCTTGGCATCAAATTAAATTTTTGAACGTTTCCTTGCCACTTTATAGTTGTCAGACCTTTAGGCAAACTTGGAAAATCAATAAACTTGGTTTTGTTGTCTTGACTCTCAAAAATCCCATCAACAATGCGATAAGATTCTTCTAGTTGAGAATCGATGATTATTTCATTACCAATATTTGTTAATTCAAACTTGTTATTGTTAATCCAAAAAGAAATATCCCCCGAGCCTAAAATTTGAATTTTAGGCTTCGAAGGATAATGTTCGATATTGTGTATTTTCGTTTCATTGCTCAACCATTTAAGCCCTGTTCTTGACTGCTTGAAAGGACGTAAGCTGATTGTGAACTCAAATGGTATCCAATTGGCGTCTTTATGTGTACCCGTAAACACAGGAGGACTTACTACAATCGCTTGGTATATATACTGCGTATCAAAACTGTAGGTAAAATCAGAGTAATTTGACATATCTAACCAAGACCGAATACGGTCCTCTAAATGCGATACATCATCTACATTATCCGCTTGTGCATTGCAAAGGATTTTCCATTCTACGTTTTTGTAGTAAGCAAAATCTACAACAATCGAATCATTGCCTGGCCTTGGCTTGAGTTCTATAACACGTCCTGCAGAAAGGCGTTGTGGTCTAGAACGTAAGTAAGTATTGAACCGTTCGCTATCCAAGCCATTGATTTTAAACTGTCCTGGTCTAAATACCATTCAATACGCCTCCTTTAGGTGCATCTTCTCTATCCTTCAATTCCTTGATGAATTTTACAAGTTTTTTAGCCATATCCATCAATTGGAAATCTGTCAATTCACCTAGCGCTTGCAAAGTGATATTAAAGGTATCGCCTGATTTACCCTTTTCTTTTCCGCTTGTAAAGTCATCCGAAATATCTTCTGTGTTCAAGGCGTTCGGATTAATTTGGCTCAAATCGACATTTGCTCCTAAACTGCTTGTGTCAAAGGTTAGTTTATTCGCTGCATTAGTCAGTGCGTCTTGCATAGTGTAAGCATCTTGCTCAATTCCGCCTGCAATACCACGAGGAATCCATTTACCAACAGCGTCTCGTCCCCATCGTGAAGGAGAGTGAATACCAAAGAAACCAAGAACATTATCTTTGAAACCGCCAAGAACCCCTTTGGCTGCATCCCAAAGACCACCAGCAGCATTACTGATCCCTTGACCAATTCCCCTGATAATATTCATACCGACTTCACCCCAATCCACAGAAGTGAATTCATCGATAAAGCCTGTAATTAATTTCCACCCAACATTTCCTAGTTCAGAAAGGTAGCTTAGAAAGCCGTCAATAACCGCTATCATAATTTGTGGTATTGCCGCCACGATCGCAATGATGATCTGTGGTAAATTCTCCACCAATGCGATAAACAGTGTCACCCCTGCGCTAATTAACTCTGGTGTTGCATCACTAAACGCACGAACCACAGAAGTAATAATTTGAGGTATAGCTTTAACGATTGCTTGGATAATTGTTGGCAATGCCTCTACCAAAGCAACCAATAGCTGTATACCTGCTTCAATGATCATCGGAATGGATCCAATAAAGAAACTTACCAAACTATTGATAATAGTCGGTAACGCTTGAATCAACATAGGTAACGCTGTAATTAGTCCTTGTGCTAAACCTACAATTAATTGCAACGCCGCATCCAACAGCATAGGCAAGTTATTGATCAATCCTTGCACGATTGTTATCAATGCTTGAACTGCTGCCGGTATCAAGGTTGGTAACGCTTGTGCGATACCTGTAACCAATGCCGTAATAATTTGCATGGCTACATCAATAAACAATGGTAGATTGTCAACAATCGTCTGCACAAGGCTCAATAAAGTATCAATTACAACAGGAATCAATCCTGGTAGTAATGTTAACAATGTTTGCAATACTTGATTAAACAGATCGGTAACCGCGGATAGTAAAGTTGGCAATAAATCTGCAACCGCCGTGAGTAATCCATTCAACAGTCCAGGTAAAGCAGATACAATATTTCCCAGAACGGGCGTAATATTTTTTACGACGTAACCGAACTGTTCAACTAGATTATCAACCAGCTTGCCTACGTCAGCGTCCGCATTACCCATTCCAGCTAGGAGATTTTGCCACGCTGATCCCATACCAGCAAGTGATCCGCTGATAGTTTCTGTTGCTTCTTGTGCTGTAGTTCCTGTGATCCCCATTTCTGTTTGCATTACGTGGATAGCTTCTGTGACATCAGCAAAACTAGAAATGTCATATTTAATACCAGAAATCTTTTCAGCGTCGGCTAAGAGGCGTTTCATTTCTTCTTGAGTACCACCATAACCGAGCTTTAGGTTATCAAGCATGGTGTAGTTTTGCTTAGCGAAACCTTGATAAGCATTTTGGATACTACCTATGTCTGAACCCATTTTATTGGCGTTATCAGACATATCAGTTACAGCTTGATTCGCCACGTCTGCTGCTTTTGAGGTGTCTCCAACTAGTGATTGTAGCAAACTAGCACTAAA